GTGATCTTGTCGGACATTTCAATTCACCCTGAGAGATACAACCAATTTGCAGTTGTTGAGGGTAGCACCTTCACTCTTGATGCTGGAGAATTTGAATACCAAGTTTACGCACAAATATCATCAACCAATTTGTCTCCAGCATTGGCAAACGAATTGGTAGAAAGTGGAATCTTAAAAGTTGAATTTGATGTTACTCGCAATTACTACGAGGTGACATTGAATGAGAAGATTTACGAGATTGAACAACCCACACAAATCATCTATCTGCTTTTGGAAAATGGCGATTTCTGCCTTCTTGAAAGTGGTGATAAAATCTTACTATAATGGCAGATCAAAAAATATCCCAATTAGCGACCATTGTCACGGTAGACAACGCATCCGATTTGTTTCCTATTGTTGATACATCGGCAGCGGAGACAAAGAAAATCACACCATCAGCGTTGAAAACTGCATTGGCGTTGAATAATGTAGACAACACAAGCGACGCCAATAAGCCCGTGAGCTCAGCGCAGCAGACTGCTTTGGATGCTAAGCAGGCAACGTTGGTGAGTGGTACCAATATTAAGACAGTCAACAACACGAGTTTGTTGGGAAGCGGTAACATTTCTATCAGTTCGGCAGTTGCTTGGGGTGGGGTTACTGGCACTTTGTCAAACCAAACAGATTTGCAAACTGCACTTGATGGCAAAGTTGATGAGAATTCTGCCATTACTGGAGCAACCAAAACGAAGATCACATACGATGCGAAAGGTTTGGTAACTGCTGGGGCAGATGCAACGACCGCAGACATCGCAAGTAGCACAGACAAAAGATATGTAACCGATGCGCAATTAGTAGTTGTTGGAAACACAAGCGGAACAAACACGGGTGACAATGCAACCAACTCGCAGTATTCGGGTTTGGCAACAAGCAAACAAGATACTTTGGTATCAGGCACAAACATTAAGACCGTAAATTCAACTTCTTTGTTGGGTTCGGGCAATGTTGCAGTTGAACCAACAATAACCGCCACAACTTCAGCAGATTACTACAGAGGCGACAAAACATTTGCAACTCTAAACAAGGCTGCGGTAGGTTTGGGCAATGTTGACAATACTTCAGATGCAAACAAACCCGTTTCAACTGCTCAGCAAACGGCAATTGATGCAAAGACAAACAAACTGATTACCACCAACAGACAAACCGCATCTTATACTTTGGTTTTGAGTGATGCGGACAAATTGGTTGAAATGAATGTGGGAAGTGCAAACAATCTCACAGTTCCTTTGAATAGTTCAGTTGCATTTAGCACAGGTACACAGATACTTTTGGCACAATACGGAGCAGGACAAACTACGGTTGTGGCTACAAGTGGCGTAACAATCCGAAGCAACGGGGCAAAGTTGAAATTGAACGCTCAATATAGCGGTGCAACTTTGGTGAAGATTGCTGAAAATGAGTGGTATTTATTTGGAGATATAGCGTAATGATTTTAGCAAGTCACGGAATTATCGCCTCGCAAATTGCTTCATTTGATGCGGATGCATTGGCGTTTTTTCAACGAGTATCGGACGCAACGGGAACGCTTTCATTAACCGAAAAACAAGCGGTGAATACTTTGGTGGTTGATATGAAAGCCGCAGGGATTTGGTCAGCAATGAAAGCCATTTACCCAATGGTAGGGGCAAGTGCGGCAGCGTGTGCGCAGAACTTAAAGAGCAGTAGTTTTACGGGTACGTTTACGAGTGGATGGACATTTGCAAGTACGGGGGTCAAGGGTAACGGAACGAGTGCGTATATGAATACGGGGTTAATTCCAAGTGTATCATTATCAAATGCAAATCATCACGTTAGTTATTATTCCCGTAATAATCCAACACCAATATTAGCAATAGATATGGGTGTAAATGATGCAAGTGGATATTATTCACCTCAATTAAGAATAAGATTAGACGGATTTTTTGGGTTTACAAATACATTAATGTTTGAATCTGGTTCTTCTTCTGTATATGGCGCAACAATTTCAACAAATAGTGATTCTAAAGGATTTTATATTGGTAATATTTTAAGCACAACAAATAGAAAAACATATAAAAATAGTTCAATTTCAGGTACTTTAACAACAAGCATTGCAAATAGTCTTGGAACTGGGGCAATATATTTAAACGCTGTTAATACACAACCAAATTTTGCCAATCAATTTTCAAATAAAGAATGTGCTTTTGCATCAATTGGTGACGGCTTAACCGACACCCAAGCATCTAACTTTTACACCGCAGTACAAGCATTTCAAACAACCCTTTCACGCCAAGTATAATGATAGGTTACACACTTACACCCGAACAAAAGGAATTGATTCAAGGGCAATATATTAACCCTTATCAATTTATCAACTGCGTTCAAGACATTGACGGCAATTGGTTCTTTTTTGGAAACGAGCAAGACAAAGAAGCGTTTGCAAATACTGAATTTATGTGGTTGTTTGATTTACCACAAGCCGAATACATCCCACCACCATCACCACCATTCCCATCATAAGATGACAACACCGAAAGTAAAACCCAATGCGCTACCTGTTAGCTTTGACCAATTCCGTAAAAATCCTGTTGCTGCCGTTGCTTTTTGTATGCTTTTGGCTGTTAGTTATTTGTATATGGACTTGCGTTCGAGCAATCAACAGCAGATTGACGAATGTCGCAAAGAGATGGCAGTACTACGAGCAGAGCAGAAACAAGCATATAAGGCATTGAAGACGGCAGATTCTGCATTGTCGGCAGCCATTACCGAACTACGCATCATTAATTCAATGAAGAAACTATGAGATTGTTGATCATTTTTGCATTCGCTTTCATCGGTGGTTATTTGTTCACCGAATCTTGGGCAACTGAACCCAAGCCAGTTAGTGACATTGATGCGTTGTTGAAGAAGATTCAACAGAACACACAAGTGGTTGGTCAAGCCACTAAACAAGCACACGAGGTGAGTGAGAAATTGGTGGAAGCAAAAGTGGTTGAGAAAGAGCAATTGAAAGAAGCGGTGGTGAATGCTGAAAAGAAAGCCGAAGCCGTGGTTCAACAGATGCAAGTTGTTCAAGACCAAATGGAGGTGTATGCCGTGAAAATGGTAGGTGCTGGATTGGATACCACAACCACACCAATTGAGTTCAAAGGAGTGATCTATGATGCGTATTTGAACTATCTCTCCGAAGGTGGCAAAGAGGATTTTGACTATTTTAGAATGTACTTATGGGAGCAAAAGTAAACATCACATCATTTCGGGCTAAACCCAAAAACAAATTGGGCAGACATACCAAGCACAAGAACAAACACAAGAGTTCAAAACCATATAAAGGACAAGGCAAATGATAGACAAAATCAAAGCAGCAATGAAACTCAAAGATTACAAGTTCTTTGAATCAGGTGATTACAACTTGAACATCATTGGTATTCGCAACTCGGATACTGGTAACAAAGTGACAAATGTCTTTGATGACTTGTTAACCGTTAGTTACAAAATCGGGGATGTGTGGCATTTTAAGAAATGGGCTGCGACAACTGATCCCGGCACAAAGGGAGTGAAGGAATTTCACAATGCTCAAGGCGTTGCTCGTCTTGTTCCCGGACAATATCGTGGTTCACACGCCATCGGATTGCATCAAGGCAAATACGAAGCGTTGAAACAAGCCAAACCCGTAAAGGTTTACAGAGATGCCAACAAGGATATGACCTACGATACCAAGTTGATCACCGAAGGTATCTACGGAATCAACATCCACAAGGCTGGTGCAGATTCAACCTATGTTGAGAATTGGAGTGAGGGTTGTCAAGTGTTCAAAAAGTCAGCAGATTTTGACGAGTTTATGGCTTTAGTCAAGAAGGCTGCCACCTTGCACGGAAATTCATTCACTTATACACTTTTAGAGAGCAAAGATTTATGAAAAAATTAATGGAAATTTTCACGGGTGACAAAGGAGAGATGTCATCAAAACGATTCGTGGGCATTATCGGTGCTTTTGTTTTGTTTGCTACAATGGCTCATAATTCTCTCAG